TCCATTATCTGCAAGCACCCCTAATAAGATATTTACATCTTCAAAACTTTCAAAATTTCTTGAAGTTGCCGCAACATATTTATAAGCCTCTCCTAACATTTGTACATTGGTATTTGCATTATTACTTGTTGCAACCATTACATCCATAAGTCTATCAGAATCTTTTAACGACATACCAAAAGCTGTCAAGTTATCTGTGACTATATCGGAAGTTTGAGCAAAATCACTTCCAGCCGCAATTGACATTTTCAAAAGTTTTGGTGTCATTTCTAACACTTCATTGGTTTTCATACCAGCCATAGCTTGATACATTTGTGCTTCTGCTACTTCTTGAGCTGTAAATTTAGTTGATCTACCCAAATCTCTTGTTTGTTGCATAAGTTGCTTTTCTTGTTGTACTGTAGCCCCCATTATAGCCTTATTTCTTCTAACTTGGTCTTCCAAATTTGCGTAGGCTTCAACAGAAGATTTTAGTACACTAACTGCTGTACCTGCTCCTATACCAACTCCAACAGTTGCCAATGCTCCTTGAACTCCACTGAAAGAATTTTTTATTTTACCAGCTATGCCACCAACTTTATCTTTCAATATTCCCAATGAACTTCCAGCCTTTTGTGCTACATTAGTAAACTTATCTTTCAATTCAAGTAAAGCACTCAATTTATATTCACTCATTCTCTAATCCACCTCCAATCATAAAAAACATAAACAACAACTCCGAATTACTTAATTCCCTTAGACTTTGCAGACTATGTCCGCAATTTAAATAGTGAGCGACTGTTTTTGCTTTCCAGTCGCCCTTGATTAGTTTTTTATTTCTTCAACCACTTCTTCAACAGTAAATTTTTCATTCCATCCAGCTTTCTTCATAAGTAATTCCGAAATATTTACTACGGTAGATTGGCTTAGTACTTTTGGTACAACTTCAATTGGATTCATTTGACAACCCAATTCAGTAATCAATTTTTCATCTTTAAATATTTTCCCTGCAGTATAAATTAATTCACTGTCTTTGTCTGTACTGTTACTGGATAAAATATCCAGTATTTCCATTCTGTTCAATACTTCTAATTCTAAAACAGCTCCATTCAATTCTTCAACTTTAACTTTTACTGTGTCTTTTTTTTCTATTTTTTTGCTGTTTTCCAACAACATTTCCACTGTTATATTTTTCATTCCATACCTACCTTTCCTATTTTATCGCATTTTCATATCTAACATCGCTAGGAGTAAATCCAAAAGGAATTTCTTCTTCCACAATTTCTCCTCTTTCAAATTTTGCAAGTTCAATCGAATTTAACCAAACATTATCAATCGACACCCGTTCTTCTTGTCCACGTAAACTATCAGGATCTTTTATAGATGTGACTATTCTACTTCTCACATCTTTTCCTTTTACCCAATTTTCAAGTATTTTTTTCCCACGAGTATAAACTTTAAAAACTTTTATAGTTCCTTCACCTTTCAGTCCAGTTATTTTACTGTCAACAGAAATCCCCAACTGTACATCTTTTCTTTCCGCTGTAATTTTAGCTTCTACAGATTTTAATTCCAACACTTTTTCATTATCAAGCCATAACTCTCCATAAGCTCCTGTTATTGTTCTATTTCCTTTTATATTTTCCGACATTTTATCAACTCCTTTATTACATTGTCATTACTAAACTAAGTGAAGCCATAGTGTCTACAAACCTTACATCACCAGTTAAATAAACATCATCGCCAGTCGGATATTGTAAAATTTCCAAATCCGTCATACTATTTACTTCTAGCCCATCTGTAATTATTACTTTTTTCTGTGCTTCAATATCAATTTCTACTTTATTGTCATAATCCCCGTTTAACACATTTGGTGACATCTCTTTGAAATATACTTTAGTTATATTTGAGCAAAAATTCATTTTATTGTCATAATCATTTATGTAGTTTCCAAGCCAATAATTTTTAAAAGTATCTCTTATATCATCGGCAATAAAGCACATACCTTCAACTACTTTAATTTTTCTTGTATCTTTTTTCCAAGTGCTATCAAATGTAGTTTTAGAATTAACTCCATAATTCACTTTAACCACTTCTTCATCGTTGTATAAACTAAATTTACCAAGTTTAGGTTCATAGTCTTCAACAGATTTTAAATCACTCATAGTGTAATTATCTGCACTACGGTTTAACGGCATACCCGCAATAAGTCCAGCTATTGCCACTGTATACTCTTGAGCTGTAAAATCTCCATAAATAGACTTATATGTCCCACCATTCGCAAGTTCTACAATAGCCACATGGTCTGTATTGTTTGCAAAACTTGACACATATTTTACAGTTTTACCAATTGCACCAGTATTTCCAAATTGCTGCTTTACCCAATTTACAACCGTTTGGTCTTCTGCTTCCAATGCTTGTGGATAAGCTAACCAGTTGAATTTTCTCATTTCCAAATCTTTCAACACTTTATTTGTGTCTTCATCACTTTGCACAACTCTTACCAATACTTTAAATGCCCCATAATGCATTGCTAAATTTATATACTTAACACTATGTTCATCCCATTTACTCGTTTCAACATCGGATATAGCCTTAAAAGTGTACCATTTTTGGCTAGCCTTAGTATCTCGTAAAATCAAGCAAACAATACCCTTCTCACTTCTTTGAATAGCTGTTCTTGCCAAAGTCTTAAATGCAATACCGATATTAGGACTTGGATTAATTTGTCCAATTGTTGCCATTTTATCACTCTCCTAATTTTTTTATTTTTAAATTCTTCATTGTTTTATAACTAAAAGGAACTCCATTTTTATCAAATAACGATAATTTTTTAAACACTTCTTCACTAATTAAATTATCATTTTCATCAAATAACGGCACTTTTTCTCCTTTTTCATCAAATAATTGTAATTTTTTTAACATTTCATATTCTGTCTCTTCAGTATCAGGATTATTCAACACCTCTTTTATTGTTTCAAGGCTATTATCAAAACTTCTTAAATCAGTTCCATATACATCGAATAAGTCTAAATCAAACATATAATGACCTAATCCATCGACTACTTTTGTGTGCTCATTTTTTAAAGTTAGATATCTATCTTTAACTTTTAAAATCTTATTACCTTTAATTTCAAATATATTATCCAACTCATCAAGCGCTTTATAAACTTCCATTGTATTATTTTCATCATTTTCAGGAATATATATAATATCAACACTAATAAATATCCGCTTTTTATAATTTGCAAAAAACTCATTTTTGTAGTCAATCACTTGGATATAATAGCACGGTCTAGTCAAAGCATTTATATTATCAATTCCAACTTCTTTATCTGTAAAATCGTATATTTTTTTGCTCAGGGCTTTTATAAAATCCATAAATTCCATTATTATTCAAACTCCGCTCTTATTGTCGAACCTATTTTATCTTTAAATACAGGCTCTAAGTTTTCTATAGTTTTTTTCAACATAAATACGCCAGGCACTACTTTATTCGAGTGTCTAACTCTATGACCGTACTCAACAAAAATGCTATATTCTACATTACTAAAAATTAACTGTTTAAAATTTCCACCATCTTCTCTGTGCCAACCCATTCTCAACTGCCCAGTATCTACAGGGGTCTGCCCTTTCACTTCTTTTATTGTTTCCTCAGCAACTTGTTTAAGTGTTGTTCCAACTTTTTGTGGAGTATCGGTAGCTAACTTTTCTAATTTTTTTGCCAATTTTTCCCAATCGCCGCTAAGTTCCATTTTTTTCCACTTCCTCTACCGATATTTCCTGATGTTCCAAAAAATCAGTGTACTTTATAGGTTTATTAGCTTTAAATTTATATTTTATTCCACCTTTACTTACCACCAAAATATCATTCTGCTTTATTTCCACGTCATTACTAACAAATATCTTATACGAATTTTTAGAACTATTTATAACTCCAGTCTCAGTAGCTCTTAAAATTCCAGCACTCAACTGGCACTTAACATTTGTATAAACGACTTCCCAACCCTGAACTGTCAAACCGAATTCAGTCTTTGTTTTTGTATTTCTTCTAACTTCTTCTATCACATCGGTATCAAAAAAATCTTCAAACATCACATACCACCTTTATTTTATAACTCCAAGTTTTCTAAAACGATTCAAACTTTTTCTAAATTCTACATCATCGTTTAACTCAGTTACAAATTCAACTTGCCTATCTCCACTTTTCATAGATTTTATATTTCTATTTTTATCAAAATTATATTTAAAAATATATTTTGTTATAGGAGTTATCAATTCTCTTGGAAAGTCTTCTCGGTTCATATAGTTAATACTATCTTGAACAATGCTCTCAATAGCAAATTTAGTCTTTGCTTCATTTGGTGTTACATCAGAAATAATTTTTATTTTTTCATAAATTTCATCAATTAATTCAGTCATTTCTATTACCTCTTAAAAATAGAAAAAGTATGGCATTTAACCATACTTTTTTACTACGCTTCAATTGCAACCAAACCTTTTGCCTTATTATTCAACACAAAACAGTCATAATAAAATCTACCTAAAAATAAAGTCCCTGAATAATTTTCAGAATCTGTAACCACTCTGTATTCAGCCAATTTCACTGGAGCTACTGTTGCTGAATTATGTCCGACTAAACAAGCATATTTTTTAGTAGTTGCTGGTGTTCCAGTTTTAGCTTCCATCCATTTTTTAGTAACTCTTACGATTGGCACTCCGTCAACCATTCCTACCAATCCATTTATTGCTATATTTTGTCCAATATCTGAGGCTTTAATAAAGTTGTCATCTTTTTTTAGTTTTGTTAAAAACTCAGGTGTAACATAAGCAATTCTGTTTTGTGGCACATCCTCATCATTTAATTTTTCTTGTGCTTCCAAGAATTTAGCATAAGCATTGTTAGCTGTAAGCCCTGTCACTGTCTGTGAATTTGTATCACAAGATTTAAGAATTGTCTCAAATCTGTATTTCTCAATCTCAGGAATTACTCTTTCTCTCAATTGTCTTGCCAACACTTCTCCAGCTTTAATTTTTGTCTCGTCTTCGTCCATTTTATCCAAAAGCATTTTAAAAGATCTATCTTTTGTTAATGTCATTTCTTGGATTGAATTTTGTAAAATGTCCGCATTTCCATAACCTGTATTTCTGTTATAGTCCCTATTATCAACCGTATTAATCGAAGTAACTTTTACAGTTTTAGCACCTACAAAGCTGTAATCATTATTTACTATTTTCTGTGATACTGCTTCACTTGTAAATCTTTCATCAATTTTATCTGCAAATAATTCAGTATAAATCATTGCCATATTCTATCATCTCCTTTAAATTAAAAAGAACTAAAAGCCTTATCGAATGCTTCAAGTCCTATATCTTTTTTATCTTTTTCTCCTTCACTTCCACCATTTAAAGAGTTTGGTGTTCCTCCGCTTTGTGTTTTAAGATAGCTAGATAAATTCTCAGAAAAAGATTTTACACTATCTTCAATCTCTTCTTGAGTATTTCCAGTAATGCTGCCTAAAAAACTATCAGGGATTTTGTATTTCCCTAATATAGCCTTTTTCATCTCATTAGTTTTCAATGTTGCAAGTTCCGTATTTGAAGTATCAAGTTGTTTTTGAAGTTCAGCGATACTTTTATTATACTTCTCTTCTGCAGTAAGATTAGCATTATTAATTCTAGTCTCATAATCTTCAATCGTTTCACCGTGCTTTCTCTCCAATTCTTTTTTCTCACTTTCAAACTTTTTTCTCTCTCTTGCAATTCTTTCTTTAATCATTTCATCTACTTGTTCCTGTGTAAATGTGATTTCTGACATAACTGTCCCTCCCATTTAAAGTCTGTCGACTATTTTCTACCTAGATGTTTAATGTCCATCAGTACGACAAATAAAAAAAGAGCAGTCGTTGAACTACTCTTTTGATT